CCTCTCTCACAGGCACGGTTGCCTCAACCGTCCTCTCTTCCCTCCAGACCTCGAATACTTCGTCCACCGCCGCCAACACGGCTCTTTCGGGTCTCATCGGAAATCTGGCATCGGCCCAAACGCAGGCGGGCTTGGACGCGGGCTGCCGCGCTATCTTGGCTACCCCCTACGCGGGTGCCGTAGGGACTATCGCTGAAGCTATCCTTCAGGTTACGACCCCGGGCGAACCTACTTACATTGCCGACGCCAATATCCGGTCCTTGCTCGTCGCGCAGAAGATCGCGGGCATGCAGGCCATCGCCGCGAGCCAGACGAAAACGAACGGCGTAATCTCCAGCTTCCTTGCGGGTTTGGGCCTCTAGTGCTATCCTCCCCCTGTCGCTGGCAAGGTGCCAGGGCGCGCAGGCAGGAGGCCGCAAAGCATGAGGACTTAGCAGGAGCGCGCGTACAGCGTGCAAGTTCGGAGTTAGGAAATCTTAGACTTGAGGGGGTTGACGTGCCCCCTTTTTTTTGCTACTCCCATCTAGCCGTGGGTCTTGTCCCTTCTTCCCATGTGCGTAAGTAGCCTCCAAGTTGTGATGCGTTCCCCCGGCCCCTCTGGCGTTGAAGCCCCCCGCTTCCCGTCAGAGGGGTTTTTTCTTTGCCCCTTCCTATACCCCCCGCCCCCGTGCTACTCTCCTAGCATGTCTACCGACCTCGATGCCATTATACGGGAAGTTCTCGCGGATCCGATTTCTGCGCATTGCTATTTCTTTGCCCATCGCCATAGTGACCTCTCTCCCGATTACTTCGAAGAAGTTATCTTGGATATCTACGATTTCGATCAACCTAAGGTCTTAGAGCTTATTTTCCGTGGAGGCGCAAAGAGCACACTCCTAGAGGAAGCTTCCGTACTCTTATCCTGCCTCCAAATTATTAAGAATGGCATCATTATTGGCGAGTCTGAAACCCGCGCGGCTGAGCGGCTAACTTCCATCAAGTACGAGCTAGAGACGAATGACAAGCTCCTTGATACCTTCGGTTCCCTTCGTTCCGAGCCTTGGACTAATACGCGTGCCCTTCTTACTAACGGCTGCTATCTACAAGCCTACGGTAGAGGGCAATCCCTCCGGGGTGCCAAACACTTGGATCAACGTCCTAACTTTGCTTTCCTGGACGATATTGAGTCAGAGGAGTCTACTAATACTCCAGAGGCTATTTACAAAACCATGCGTTGGCTTACTGCCACCCTTTATCCCGCTTTGGCAAAAGAGGCTTTCGTTAGGATGGCCGCTACGCCGCTACACCCTAATGCTGCATGTGTGCAACTTGCCAAAGACCCCTCGTTCTTAGTTCATAAAATCCCGGTGTACTCCTATGTCAACGATACCCTTACATCCTCTTGGCCCGCTCGCTTCCCCCTCGCTCAAGCCCTACAGAAGAAGGAGGAGTATGAGCGCCTTGGCATGGCGCGTGAGTTCGCGCAGGAATACTTATGTGAGGCTGAGCATTCTGAGACGAAAGCTTTTGATGTTACCACTATCCAGCTCCAACCTCAAGCCCATACGTTCGAGCCAACTGTTTTCATTGTGGACCCTGCTAGAAGTACAAAAGCTTCATCGTCTCTTACTGGCTATGTTGTCGCCTCCCTTACCAACTCCCGTATTACGGTTTGGGAGGCATTCGGGGGTACACACCGTCCTAGTGACATCATTGATACGATCTTTAGTATCTCACAAAGGTATAACCCTACTTTCATCGGAGTTGAAAGGGATGGGCTTGAGGAGTTTATATTTCAACCTATACGCTCTGCAATGGTTGAGCGAGGTATATTCCTACCCATCCAACCAATCAAAGCCCCCAAAAACAAGCTTGAGTTCATCCGCAGCCTTCAACCCTTCATCACTTCCGGCGACCTTGTTTCCGCCAAGCCGCTCCCGCAATTAGCAACGCAGCTCCAGAATTTCCCCTCCGGAAAAATTGACGTACTCAATGCCTTAGCCTATGTTCCTCGCATGTATCCAGGTGAGCCCATATACAAGGGGTTCGATCCCCTTCTCCATACCCTGACTAACCCCTTGGACGAGATACGCCCCTCTGCAAAGGTGATCTATGCCGTCAATGCTACTTCAACCGATACTGCCGCCGCAGCAATCGCTTACCATAAATCAAGACTTGTTGTCCTTGATGACGTTGTTATTGAGGGTGCCCCCGCGTCCGCAATTCCGGAAGCCTTATCTTATATCCGGGCGCAAGTCGCTCACCCTGGTTCGCTCGTCATCCCCCGGCCCCTCCAGCTCTACGATACCCTCGGACTAAAGGCGATCTTGCGCTCTCAGGGAGAGGCCCCTTCCATGGGTGCCGATCCCGCTCGTTCTCGTGCTCTCTTGCAAACACAGATCGACACTTCTAAACTCGCGGTTGCCCAGAACGCTCTTTGGACCTTGCGCGCCTTAACTTCTGGCTATGCTTATATGCCTAACACTAAAGAGCCTAAGAAGAACTCCTACGCTACGCTCATGCAAGCAATCGAGGCCGCCCTTCCAATATTCCTTAGTCAGAACGAGGACTTAACTGCGCACTATACCATAGATGCTCGTAGTGGTGTGAAGCACCTAACATCAAGGCCGGATAGAAATGCTTAACGACGCAGTAGTTTATCTTGAGGACTACATTGAGCCTGAACACCTGCTAGGTGATGAGGACATTGATAAGCAGCTTGTTAAGCTCTATGAGCGAACGCGCAAGGCTTTTGAGGATCAGAAAGAGCGTACTGACGATCTAGCTGACTATTGGGACATCTATAACTGTAAGATCAATGAGCATCAGTTTTACGCTGGTGACTCTAAGGTCTTTGTTCCTCTTGTTAACGCCGCAATCCAAGCAAGGAAAACCCGCTTTGTCAATCAAATCTTCCCGCAATCCAAGCGACACGTTGAGGCCATTACTACGGATGGTACGACACCTGACTCTTTGCTCAGCCTCGCAGAGCACTATATCAGCTCAACTAGACTCCGTACAGAGGTTATGCCAGCGCTCTGCGTCAACGGCGACGTGGAGGGCTCTTACCACCTCAGTCTCTCCTGGCGTTCCTTCAAGCGTACAATTAAGAGACGTGTACGCTCACCAATAAATCCCCAGTCGGGTGCCACGCAACCTCAAGGTAAAGATGAGGCTATTGTAACCGAGGAGGTTCTGGATGGACGCCCAGAGATCGAGGTCTTACACGATAGCGATATTGTTATCTTCCCAGCAAGTGCGGACTCTATTGAGGACGCTCTTGAAAGGGGTGGAGGGGTCGCAATTATTAGACGCTACTCTAAGTCTGAGATTGAGAGACTTAAAGACGAGGGAGTATTCGACAAAGAAGCCGGGGAAGACCTTATAGAGTCTTTAGAGGATGTCCGGCAAAAGATACCTGAGAAGAATATAAAGAAGAAGCTTACGGAGAACTTGGGTATAAAGCTAGGTAAGGGAGAGTCGCTAGAGGTCTACGAGGTATGGACGAAACTAAAGCTCAAGGAAGAGTCTCTGTCTCCTTCTCCTGTTCGTCATGGAAAGAAGGATACCAAGCCAAAAACATCTCGGAAACTTTGCCAAACCTTCATCAAGGCCGATGGTGTCATACTTGGGTGCCGGGAAACCATCTATTGGAACAGCAAAGTCCCTATCCTTTCATGCCCCGTCGTAAAAACTGCCGGAGTATTCAAGGGAGATAGTCGCGTCAAGTTCTGCGCTGACATGCAGTACAAGGCTAACGATGCTGTCAACATAGCTATGGACTCGGCTATGTACTCGCTCATGCCTATTGTCATGACCGATCCTAACGACAACCCTCGTGTAGCCTCCATGATAATGAGCATGGCAGCTATATGGGAGTGCAACCCTAACTCAACTAAAGTTATCCAGTTCCCCGATCTTTGGGAGAAAGGTTTCGCAATTGCCGCAAGCGCGAAGGATACCATTCTTCAAATACTCTCAGTCACCCCAGCGACTATTACACAGGGTGCGAGCAAAAAGAAGCCAACTCAGGCGGACATTGCCAACGAGCAGATGGTGGATATCCTTACAACGGCTGATGCTGTTACGACTTTGGAGGAAGGGATACTAACTCTCCTCCTTCAATGGTTCATCGACTTGGACTATCAGTTTCGAGATCGCGAGCTTACGATTAAGAAGTACGGTCCCCTTGGTGTCGAAGCCCAGATGGAGGAAGTTGAGCCTCTTCAAATGAACGAACGGGTAGAGTTTCGCTGGTTAGGCGTAGAGGCCGCAAGGAACGCGCAACAGATACAGCAGCAAATAGCTGCTATGAACATTCTACGCGGGGTGCCTCCACAGTTCTATGAGGGTTATACCCTCACTCTCCAGCCCGCTATTGCCCAGCTTATCGAGTCTACATTTGGCCCACGCCTCTCTAGGCAGATATTCAGGCCATCTGCTCTTACGCAGTCTTTACCGGCTGAGCAAGAGAACCTTATGCTCATGGATGGTTTTCAGGTTCATGTCTCCCCTCTTGACAACGATCAGGAACACCTCCAGTCTCATCTCAACTTCCTCAAGACTGGCGGTCCTATTGCCGACAACCATGCAACCTTGCGAGCACATATCCAAGAACATATGGTAAGCCTTCAGAAAAAGCAGATGGCTGCCGCACCTGGGGGCCAGCCAGGCACCCCAGGGGGCCAGCAAGGGCGAGGAATGCCAGGCCAGCCCCGGCAGGGGGCAATGCCTGGAAGGCTGCCCACGGGTACGCAATCGCCTCCTGGGGCCATTCCTGCCGATCAAATGAACCCAGCCGCGCGAGCTGCAAGACTACAGCGTGGCAATTCAGCTTAGGAGGTAGTATGCTACGGTTAGTAACCTTAGTCCTAGTTCTTCTCTTCTCAACTTCGGTGGAAGCAAAGCACCACCATCGTCATGTCCACCATTACCATCACGTTCACCATCACGTTCACCATCACGTTCACCATCATGTTCATTACTTCACTCCCCCCGGACTTAACTTGGTGACTGTTCAAACTGCCGCTAACAAGCAGATCGTAGTTGCCCGCCATCTAGCTACTCGCTTCCAGTCTCTAATCGCCGATTTAACCTCTGCCGGTTATCGTCCCCGTTCTATCCATTGCTTCTCTCTTACTGGCCATGTTCGCCATTCGCTTCACCACGTAGGCGCTGCTTGTGACTTTGATGGCTCTCTTAGCCGTTCCCCCTTCATGCGTTCTGCTCAAGCTAACCGCATCATAGTTAAGAACCGATTCCGCAACGGTTGTACTTTCTATAGTAGCGGGGTTAGAGACTGCGGCCATGTAGACATAGGTTTTAATTACCACCGTCCCCATAGGAGGCACGCATGGTAAGCCTTCCACTTGAGCAGTTTATTGAATCCGAAGAGTGGGTAGGCAAAGAAGGCCGGCTTCCTGATGGCCGCTACAAGTCTACTTGGGACGCTATTGGCGGAGTTTGGAACATAGGACCAGGGCTCACTAATGGTGTTACTCGCGATACGGTAATGACCAAGGAGCAGATAGACCAGGCTTATACAAAGGAACTAGGACCTTTTGAAGAAGGGGTGCGCAAGTATGTTAAGGTTCCTGTTACGAATAACCAGTTTACGGCTCTTGTTTCGTTCGCTTACAACGTGGGACTTTCTAACTTCCATAGCTCTACTCTCCTTCGTTTACTTAATTCTGGAGAAGCTAACGAAGTTCCCGCTCAACTAAAGCTATGGGTGCATGGCCGCGCTACGGGAAAGAAAGTAATCCCCGGCCTTGAAAATCGGCGGCGTGCCGAGTGTGAGATGTGGAATACACCGGACGGACCCTCTATGCAGCCGCAAGATTATGTGCCACACTACGATCCAGCTTTCCCCGTACCCAAGGGTGCCGCAACTTTGGAGATGAAGATGAACAGCCCTAGCACCATGGTAAATGTTCCACTTAATGCCACTACCGCTATTATAAGTCAGCTCGGACAAAAAGTAGTTACTGCTACTCAGGGGGGACTTATCGCAGTTATTGCCTATGTGCTTACTCACTTCAACAGTGTGTGGGACCTTCTAGGATTGAATTCGTCCACTGTACCTGTGTATATGGCTACTGCTATAGTAGGCGGTATCGAGTGGTATAAGCATACATGGGTGCAGAACTCGAATGAGACAACGGCGGCCATCATAGACAGCCTTGAAACAAAACTTAAGGAACTAGAGCATTGACGGGTGCTTTGCGGCTCTCCCGTCAAGGGCCGGGCTGTTATTGAGTGCTAGTAGCTTAGGCTTCTTTTGTAGCTCTAACAGTCCGGTCCACTAACATAAGGGTAATACCATGGTAGGCGTACCTCGCTCAAGCCTTGATCCTGTCAAAGTCATAACTGAGCACGACTTACTCACGTGGGTGGGGACTGCCCTAACGGCGCTAATAGTTCCCTTTATGTTTTGGGTAGTTACTAGTCAGAGTTCTAAGTTAGACAGACTAACTGATGGGCTTAACCAGCTACATGAGCAAGTTGCGGTTTTGCAAGTTAAACTCAAGGTTCATTCCGAGCTTACAACCGCAGAGTTTGATGCTACCAAGTCGCAAATAAGAGCTGTAGGGGATAAGGTTCAAGGGCTTAGAGAAGACGCTGGGAAGCTGCTTCAAGTTGTTAGTATAAAAGCTGCAAAAGGTAAAAGACCATGATGCCGGGCGATGACGAAGACGAGCTTGAACAGTTAGAGGACCTTCCTAATGAAGATGAAGAAGATGAAGGGAACGAAGGACCCGGCGGCGAAGGCGGACAAGAAAGCTTCGAAGGCGAAGACCCCGATGCTCCGGGACCGGACGAAGACGAAGCCGAGCCGCAACGGCCGAACCGCGTAGAGGTCCAGTCTTCTCAGCAGCGCCGGTCACAGACGCGTTGGCAGGCACGCGAGAAAGAGCTTGCGGAGACTCGTAGGCGGGCGGAAGAAGCAGAGGCTAGGGCAGCCCAGCTTGCGGCTCAACAGCAGCGGGAGCAAGCCCAGAGGCAACATGCGCAGCTTGCGGAACGGGAGCAGCGCCGGGCGGTGATGACGCCGGAAGAGCGCACCTCTGATGAGTTGCAAGAGATTCGCGCACAGATGAATTTTCAGCGCGACATGGATGCCTTCTACCGCAACGATGCTGCGGACAAAGCACAGTATGATGCTAAGGCCACTGTAAATAAGGTTTACAAGCGGCATCAAGGTACAGTGGAGAAAAAGCTGCAGCAAGCTCGCAACAATGGTTGGAATATTCCTAGGGAACAGATACTTGCTAGCGTGATTGGAGAAGAAGCTTTGAAAATGGCGGAACAGTCCAGCAAGCCTACTCCTACGCGTCGTAAGCCAATCTCTAAACCTAGTAACTCGCGGGGTGACGGTGCCTCTACGCCAGGCCGCCGTAACCCTTCGTCAGATAAAGAAGCTCTTAGAAAGAGATTGGAAAACATACCCCTCTAGCGTAGTAGGATGGGGTTACAGGCAGGAGTAAGCTTGTGACCAATACCAATACTTCCACTAATTTCAGTAGCGACATTCAATCTTATATCGCAACTGAAACCCTTCCTCTTGTCCGGCGTCAGCTTGTTGTCTATCGTTTGGGCGATCCCCTTACTTTGCCTAAAGGTAGTGGTAATACCTACACGGCCACCCGGTTCAATCGCGTCCCCCTGCCTTATCAGCCCCTTACTGAGGGTTCGCCGCCCCCGGGCGAGCTGATGACGCTGGCCCAGGTAACAGCAACTGCCCAGCAGTGGGGTGATCAAATCATCATTACTGATGTTGCCGAGTTGACGATCAAGCATCCTCTGTTTAAGAAAGCCATTGAGCTTACCGCCCTTCAGGTCTCTGAGACGCTTGAGCGTAATTGCTTCAATGCAATTATGGCCGGAACACAGGTTGACTACATCGGCGCTGGCGGCTCGCGTGCTAGCCTTACTTCCAGCTCCGTGATTACGGGCCAGGCATTTAATCGTATCTTTGCTCAGCTTGTAGCCTTGGGCGCTCCGCGCTTCAATGGCGACGAGATGACGGACATCGTGCTTGACGCCGATGGCGGCGGAGCTAAAGCCTCCGATAGTCCTCGTGGTATGCCTCATTATGTCTGCGTTATGCACCCCTTCGTCATGGCTGACTTGTACGCGGATACGACGATCACCAACGCTCTTTCTTATAGCGACATTAACCGTCTCTATAATTATGAGTTCGGTGAGTGGCGCGGCATCCGCATGTGCATGTCCAACATGGTGCCTTTCTGGACAGGCTATGCGGCTGTAACTCCTACGTCTGTTGGCAGTGGCGGAACTCTGAGCGGTACGTATGCGGTCCAGATTACTGGCTCTGATACGCAGAATCAGTACGAGTCCTATGTAGCAACAGTATCTACTGGTAACTCTATCACTGGTTCGTTCACTATCACTACCCCTAACGTTCCCGGATATACGTTTAATGTGTACGTGAGCGCAGCGAGTAGTTCTGTACCTACATACCTTGGACTCAGCACGTCTGGACCTAGCCAGGGGCCATTCACGGGCCAGGCTATTCAGCTCCCCGCTAACACGACTGTTACCATTACGGGGCTTGGGCTCGCACAGGTTCCGCCTGCCTTCCCAGGTAACACAACCGGGCTCACGGTCTACCCAACGTTTGTGTTTGCGCGGGGTGCCTATGGTCAGGTTGTCCTTGATGATGTTAGCTTTAGCTACCTCAAAGATGCTGACAAGTCCGATCCCCTCAATCAAAAGAGGCAGTTGGGTTGGAAAACCTACTACGGTACGCTTATCGAAAATCAGAACTTCTTTGGGCGTATTGAGTCTGTCTCTGCTTATGGAGCAGTGTTCAAGTAGTCTTGTGGGGGGCATTAGCCCCCCTAACCTTTAAGGTGTAATATGGTCGCTCGTCGTCACGATACCTACGCTAAGCTCTCTAAAAAGGAGGTTACTATTACTCCTGATTTAGATGGTGAGTCCTATGACGGGCTTCTTTCTCCAGAGGAACGTGCAGAACTTATTTCGGAGATTGAAGACGAGGTACATGCAGAGGAAGTAAAGAAGGCCAAGGTTGAGTTCAAAGCTAAAGCTCGCACGGCTATTCGTGTTCGGAAAGGGCTAGAGGAGGAGCAGATTACTTTCCTTCTGGACCTTCCCGGACATACGGATAAGATAAGGATAGACAACCAGTATTACTACCATGGTTTTACCTATACTCGTTCGTATTCCGTTGCGCAAACTGTGTTCTACATGATGGACCAAGCATGGCGGCATGAGGAAACCGTAGGAGGGGCGAACAAGGATGCCTACCGGAAACCAAGACACACTGGTTTGTCTGCAACACGCGGTGTTACAAATGCACCGACGCCGCAAGAAGTCCTTAGCCCAATGTCTGCGGGCCGTGCGGGACCGTCAGTGAAAATGACAACTTCTCAGAACATAGGACAGCAGCCGCTATGACGATACAGAAGCCGCAAGTAAAACAGGTAAGAGACGTTAAAGCTCCGGGTTCTTCAACTCCTCAGGTTGTAGAGCCGGGGGTGACTTATGCCTTCAACATCGTTCTTGATAAAGTTGGGAGCACAGCCGTTGCGCAGTTCCACCTTCCTTTGAATATGTCTGTAGAAACTATGCAGGCATATACTAAGAAGGCTCTTGAAGTTATCGAGATGCAGCAGCTTAGGTTTGATGCCCAGAAACTAAAGGTTGAGATCAAACTTTCCGCTGTAATGCTCGACCAAATCAAGCAAGAGTTTGAGGAAGTGCGTAGCAAGAATGAGAAAGAGGCTAGGCTGTCTGGTAATGGCAAAGTAGCCAAACCCCTTAATCAGCAGCTTGTGGCCATGGATAATAACTATCGGCAGTCACAACGTAGGCATGACGCTATGATTGCCGATCTAGCTCAGATGGAAAAGAAACTTGGCACAGTCAGCAGCAACCCTAATTAACTTAGCTTGCTCTATCGCCAAAACGCCCGGCATGTTAACTCAGGCCGGGCAGTTCATGAACATTATCCTTGAAGAGATTTCGCTTATCAAAGACCTCGAAATTAATCGAGGTCTTTGGTCTGTAAACACTGGGGCTCCTAGCGGGTATCTTACTACCTCTGGCATTGCGTATTACAACCTTGCTACCGATCACCTACGAGTTTTAGAGGATGAGTGTTTTTATTTGGTTGAGGGGGTGCCTTATACCCTTATTCAGAAACAGCTTAGTGACTTTGATCAGCTTATAACGACTACTGGCTTTAATGCCCAGATGTTATTTTATGCGGTTGACGATAGCACAACCCCCTCGCAGATTGTTTTTTGGCCCCCGCCTAATGCCTCCTATACTGTTTTTATTCGGTATGAGAAGCTAGTGGCGGATATGTCCAGCCCACAAACTTCTTCCTCCGTTCCTAGATTTCCCCTACAGCAATATCTTATTTGGGAAGTTGCTGCTAGGATGATGGATATTTCAGACGACGATAGGGTGAACAATTTCCACAAAAGGGCTGCGGAGCTTCTTCGTAAATGGGAGATTATGCAGCGGGATATGGAAAGTACGGTTCTTAGGGTTAAATTGGATAGGAATAGGTTCTCTACTCCTTGGGACTTGCTCAAGAACACTAAAGAAGTCGGGTTCTAAATATGGATTACTTCGAACTGAAGGACCTGGAAGACTACCTTATAGGATGGTAAAGCCTTGGCGTTACGGAAGTCCATACCAGTTAGTTGGAAGCCTGAGGGCCTAAGCGAAGCTCCTAGTATGGACTTGGGCTTTCCCGGCTGCATGTCTTCTCTCCAAAACTTGATCCCCGATCCCGGTTCAAACGGCCTGTGGCAATGCCGCCCCGCTGATGTAAAGCTAACTGGCTTTACAGGGTTCAACACCCCTGGTTTCATTTCTTGTCTTCTAGTTGTGGGGACTAGAATTTATGGCATGATAGCTTCCGCTGCTAATACTGGGCACGACGAACCCTTTGTTTACGATACTACCTTAAGCACGTTCATAACTATAACGGGCACTACAGCCGCAAATACCCCAACTTCCCCCGCCACTTCCGGGGCTTGGACGCCCCCGGTAATGTGCCTCGTGGGCGGAAAAATACTGGTCGCCCATCCAGGGTTTAACCAAGCCGGGGGCTACTTCTTCGGCGTCCTCAATATCAACAATCCTGCCGCTCCTATATGGAGCGCGGGTACGCTCACGGGTGCCGTAACCCTTCCGGCCCTACCAATTTCCATAGCTCAGTTTGGTGGTAGGGCTTACTATGCTGTTGAGAACGCTTTAGTTTTCTCCGATACGGACAACCCTATTAACTGCACCGCTGGCACCCAGGTACTTACACTTGGCACGAACCAAACTATAACCGCACTCATTGGTATGCCCTTGCAGAACCAAGTGCAAGGTGGTATCATTCAGTCGCTCATAGCTTTTGTGGGCGACATTATTATGTACCAGGTTACTGGTGATGCAGCTCTATCAACCTTATCGCTTAATCAATTAAACGTAGCTACAGGTACGTATAGTCAGCTATCCGTTTGTGCTACGCCAATCGGGATATGCTTTATTTCTCCCGAAGGAGTGAGATTTATAAATAGCGCCGCGGCCGTTAGCGAGCCTTTGGGAAACTATGGTAAGGGGCTGGCTAGAATATTCTACAATGCAGTTACTCCTACCCGAATAGTAGTTGCCTATGCAGGTGACGAGATTAGAGTTAGTTTACAGAATGCCTTGGTTAGCGGCAATCCTAACCAGGAATACTTCTATCACATGTCTGGCAAGCGGTGGAGTGGGCCGCATACGTTTCCCGCGTCTTTGATACAGGGATTAGGCTCGCAGTTTATTAAAACCCCCATAGGTATTACAGCTTCGCTGTGGCAAGCGGTAACTATTCCTAACTCTACAAGCGGGTTTGTGGAGAATGGTACTCAGATGCAATTTGAGTTTGAGACGCCGTTGCTTCCAACAACGGATGACATGTCTATGCACTCTGTTGTTGAGCAAACTATTAACCTACAGATAAGCAGTACCGATAACTATAGTTTCTTCATTTATGATGAGCTGAATAATTTGTTAGCCTCTACCGCGATAAACATAGGGGCATCCTCTACTATATGGGGTTCGTTTACTTGGGGTGCCGCACCCTGGGCCGGGACAGTTGAAGCTTATACTACTTACTCATTAGATTATGCTATCCCTATAGTTTTCAAACGTGCTTATTTTGCAGGTAAAGGTAACTCTTCTTCTGCTTTTAGGCTAGGTTCGTTCGATACTAGGATAGAGAAACTTGGCTATAAGCTAAACTACAGCGCTGTTGGAGCTTGAGCATGACCAGATTTTTAGCCGCTCTCTTGGTATGGTTAGGGTTGTCTACCGCCCAAGCGCAGATTATTGGCTCCTTGCCCTACACCTTGACAAACGGCACGACTGCCGATGCTGGGCAAGTCATGGCTAATTACGCGTACATAATTAGCCAAGTAAATACTAATGCTGCCAAAGCAGGGGCTAACTCTAATATTACTTCTATCCTAGGGTTGACTACTCCCCTGTCGAAGGGTCAAGGCGGTAGCGCTACTTACGTAGGTGGTACGTCTACGGGCACCGCAAATGTGCAAGCGGTGGCGTCAGGAATAACTCCAGCCGGGTTCACGCTAAGTGCTGGTAATACGGTGGAGTTCATCGCGGGCTATACGAATACAGGGGCTTTGACATTAGCATACAATGGTACCCCCGCAACAGCAGTTTTGAAGCTATCGGCAAGTGGCCTTATACCGTTATCTGGTGGTGAGGTTGTTGCGGGAAACCCTGTAGTTGCTTTCTTCGATGGTACGAACTTTGATCTTCTTACTCCTTATGCTTTTAATTTGTTTGGTAAAGTATCAACTCTATCCTCCAACACTACAACTGATTTAGGAACGTCTCCTACCCACATCGTTAGTATATCAGGTGTCACGACCATTACTAGCTTTGGGTCTTCCGCTCAAACGGACTACCCCTTGTACCTCTTGACTTTCTCCGGCTCACTAACTTTAACCTACAATGCCTCCAGCCTTATACTACCTGGTAAAGTGAGCATTGTTACCCAAGCTGGGGATTCGGCAACTGCTATATACTTAGGCTCTGGAAATTGGCAGGTTACAAGTTATACGCCTAGCGCTGTGCCTCCGGCATCCTTGGGTCTAACTTTGGCAGCGGCTAAAGGATTTGTGCAAAGCAATAATGTTGGCGTACCAACGGTTAGGGTAGACTTAAGTTCATCTGCAGTTATAGTAACTAACTCTAGCAATTATGGTGTAGCCTTTTCCTCTCCGCCTACTTGTACTATTGACTTTACTGCCAATGGTGCCGCTGGGCTTGATACGGGTAGTCTTACAACCTCGACATGGTATTATACCTATTACATATCCAATGGTA